ATTAGTTATCTGTGCGAAAATCACGCCAGTCACGCCCAGGCCCTGACCAGTGACATAGATCTCTGAACCTGCCAACACACATTGGCGACGCACAGTTTCAGTGGCTTGATCAGGATCAAACAACCAATCGTGATGCTGGGCCTGCTGTTCCAGGAGATTGACTATGCCGCGGATATCAGATGCTGTGGCTGTGGAGATCATGCTTTGCCCCAGTTGATATCAGAAATGGTCATGGTAGAATATTCCATGCCACGGTCACCAGGATAATATCTTCTTTGGCTGTTGTCGTTGGTCTTGCGTCCTGATGTGCGTTCAAAATCATAGAATTCATTGGCTGTGACTATGCTGACTGTGGCTTGTGTGGGACTGTCTGTGGCTGAGGCACCTGTGATCTGACCCGAGTAGACCATGATGGGATCTGTGAGTGCTGTGATAGTATCAGCGTCAAGGAGTATTTTATAGATACGGAAAGCACGATGTAGATAATTGCCATTGAGTATGACATTGGTAAATTTGTTGCTGGCTGCTTGGACTGTCATGTTCACAGAATTCACACGCACTTCATCACTTTCATTGACACCAGTGAAGTTGAGGAAATCACCTTGTGCGATATAAGTTTGGCTGCCACCTGATGTAGTAGTGGTAGTGGTTATATCGTAGCCGGCGGTGGTGAGATACAAAGGAGTATCAAACTCAATCTCAATGAGTTCGGCCATGAGGTAAGCACGGCTGGCCAGGGTGGTGATGGCTGTGTTGGTAAGAGTTCTCACAGGCTTTCCTGTAGTTTCAATGAGATGGCCACTTCATCACCAATGGAAAATGACACATCTTGTCCGGTTTCTGTGTTAAAAACAGTAAATGGCACTGAATTGTAAATGATTTGTTCACCATTGGTCACAGCCGACATGAGATTGGGAAATATGGTAAATGTTCCACCACCTGTGGCACCAAAAGAGACATCTTCTATGATCTGATATACTTTGGTGTGCCCGGCAAATTTAATATAGTCACCGGCCTGTAGGCCTCTGGTGGCTGAACCTCCTGCTGGGGCAAATAACGAACTGTTGAATGCTGTGTCAAAGGCGATGGAATTAGTGCCCAGGGCAGCATTGGCTGTGGTCACCATGGTATCACTGGTGCTGGGATTGGCCGCACGCACGAGATTGATGTCTCCATTGGCTGTGGATATAGTGGGAATGATCACAGTGAAATCATAGAGACTACCACGTTGTTTGGCTATAAAACCCTGTATGGTTTTGGCTTCTCTACTGGTGAGTGGACGATAGTTGGCTTCAATGGTCCAGAATTGGCTGGCCACTTGTTTGGCCTGGCGTATACCACTCACGGCTGTTGTGATCATGGTAGGTGTGTTTGAAGTGATCTTCACTGACTCAAAATCGGTATTGGGCAATGCTCCTGACATGTGGGTTCCTTATACTGTGGCCTTGTTGCCACGGTCATTCATGGCTGACCGTATCATATTGACGATCATGGGCCTGCGTTGTTCTAACAATTGATCTACTCCGGCAGCATCAACAGCCTGTATGGTAAAGTTGATGTTGGTGGTGCCACCACCCAGTTGGTTGTTGGCCACTACTCGACCCGATCCTTGGGGTTGGAAAATTTCTGGACCATTTTCACCAACTATGTAAGGTGTGCCACCAGTCACTGTTCCACCAATGGCTCTGCCTGAATATTGTTGGCTGCGGATGGCTGCTACTTGTGCCATACCAACAGCAACAGTGGCTGCCGCAGCGATTGCTCCAAACGGAAAACCACCAAACATAGCAAAGGCCTTGGTGGCAGCATTATAGGTATTCATGATAGCCTGTGCGATTGCCAATGCCTTTGATGCTTCGAAAGCCGCACGATTATATTTGCCTAATTCAGTGAATAAAATATTAGCCTGTTCTAATGCGAACTGAGTTTTTTCTTTCTCTGTTTTGTTTTTAAATTCTACTTCTTTTTTAGCAGCGTCTTCGGCTTCTGAAGTGCCAAAACCCATTTCTTTGTATTTTTTAGTGGCTGCTATTTCATCATATTTTCTCACGAAATCAATCTGGCGTTTTTCTAATTCATAACGATCTATCACTGCTTGCTTTTCAGCATTCATAAGATCCATTTTTTTCTGGAAAGCATCCAGTTCGGCTCGTTGTTTGTCTAAGAGATATTGTTCATCCAATGCTCGCAAAGCATTGAGATAAGTTTCATGACTGATGGTGCTGTCAATAGTGTAAGCATCTTCGATCTGTTGGCGTCGTTTTTGATATTCAGCATCCACGGCTATCCTTGGATCTCTTGACCTCAGAGCACCAGTGACTGCTCCCAGAGATTCTTCACGACGCTTTTTAAGTTCTTCGTAGGCTTTGGCTTGTTCCTGTAAAATGGCCAATTCTTTTGTGGTATATATTAAGCGGGTTTTCTGATCTTCAGTGAGTTCGTCTCCGGCCTCCGCTGCTTTTGCTTCGGCTTCTGCGATGGCCTTTTTAAGGGCAAATTCCACAGGAGTCAATTGCGATCGTTGTCTTTCAAGATCCAACTGTAATTCACTAGATTTGAGACTTTTTTCCATCTCTTCTCTAAATTTGCGTTGATTTTCAGTTATTTGTTTTACACCTTCATTGGTTTCATTGATGGCTTTTTCGGCTTCTTCAATTTTTTTGGGATCGATGATGTCTTTGGGTTTACCACCTATGCCTAAAAAGTTCTTTACTGAATCCCAAAGATTATCAAAAAGACCAGTCACTGCGGCTACTGCTGTTCCAATGACTGGAGCAAAGTTCTTGACAATGCTGCCAATGTATTTGACTATGGTGCTGAGCACCAGGGCCATGGGACGGAACACACGATCCAACAAGTTGGCAAATGGTTGTGCCACACCAGACGCTTGTGTGACCACGCTTTTAAATTGCGTAGTTACATATGTGAAAAATCCACCGGCTTTGGTGGCGGCGTCACGGAAGAAATAGGCTATGCCAGTGATGGCTTGACCAAGGCTCATGATGGCTTTTCCGGCCAGCAACACACCTCTCAACAGCACACCAAACAACAATACATCAACTGCGATCTTGACGATTTCAATGTTGTCGCCCAGGAAGACTATAGCAGATGAAATATAACCAATGGCTTTGGCTATGGTATTACCAGCACCCGACGCATCATTGAATTTTTTAACTAAATTAGTGAGATTATTCACAAGCACCGTGAAGGCTTGACTCACAGTGGCTACAGTTTTTCCAAAATCTCGATCTACTGTGTCTCGTGCTGCTAGGATGGCCTGTATCACTGCCTGGCTTGACAGTTTGCCTTCAGCACCTAGACGTTTGAGTTCGCCAATGGGCACACCTAGGCTATCAGCCAGGGCCCTGGCCACTGGTGGCAAACCTTCTAGGATACTGCGTAATTCATCACCTTGTAGTCGACCACTCTGTAAAGCCTGACCCAACTGTAGCAATGGTCCTGCGGCTTCAGCAGCGGATATACCTGATGCTGAAATGGCTTTGGCCACTGTTTCTGTGGCCTGTAAAGCCTGGGCTTGGCTGATACCTAGTTGATCAGCACTACGTGCGATACGGAAAAAGAGATCTCCAGTTTGGCTCAATGGAGTGCGTGCCGAATTGGCTATGGTAACCAATCTACTGAAGATTATGTTATTTTGTGTGGCACTTTCAGTGACCTGATTGAGTCTATTACTGAGTTCTGTGGCTTGATCACTGAGTTTGACAAAACCGCTGATCACAGCACTAGTGGCCACTGCCGACAAAGCATTTTGTAACCTACCCAGGGCACGCTCCGCGTCTCTGGTATCGGCACCAACTCTTAGGGTTGCGTCATTGGCCATTTTGTTGCTATCTCCGTTTTGTTTTCATTTTATTATAGGCTTCTTTTTCTCGATCTCGTTCAATCTTAAAAAAAGCAGCCCAGCATTTCAACTCGAACACTGACATTTCAAACCCTTGCTGTAGGGTTATCCCCAGTTCCCGACACACCATCATCAAGAACCAAAGGTCAGTGTCCTCTTTTAGTTTTTTTCTACTTCCTCCAGGCTGTCAGTGTCGACACCATTGATGGCACCAGCCACACGTATGATTACCTTGGGATCTACTTCATTCATCAACACCACGCGATCTGCGGGGGTAAACATTTTGGATCCATCTGCGTTCCTGGCCTTGACTATGAGGCTTTGGACCAATGCGTCCACAGTCTTGCCTTCTTGCTGTAGTTTTAAGATTGAACTTTCATCCTTGAGTGCTGTGGTGGAATAAAAATAAACATCAGTTTCCCATTCGGGCACATGTATCTTTTCTAAACTACCATCCAATTTGGATCTAAAATGTTGTGTTGCTCGTTGTAATACGCTCATCGATACTTCCTCCTGATTTCTGTTGTAGTGGGTTTCAGTATCCCACGACCGCGGGTTTGCTTAGACCAATTATCATCCAACCGTTGGATATAAGGTTTGTTGTTGACGGCTGCCGTCTGCTTTCC